CTGCTATCGCTTGAGAATAATTCTGAAGAACTAGAAGAACTACTTTCACTTGAAACAATACCAGAAACTGAGCTAGAACTAGAAGAACTAGAAGAACTAGAAGAACTAGAAGAACTAGAAGAACTAGAAGAACTAGAAGAACTAGAAGAACTAGAAGAACTAGAAGAACTAGAAGAACTAGATTCACTACTATTAGAACTAAATCCTACTGAACTACTTGAACTACTTGAACTACTTGAACTACTTGAACTACTTGAACTACTTGAGGAACTTGAACTAATATCTTCACCAAATTCTGTAAAATAATAACAATTCAATAAATCATATGAGCTTTCAGAACTACTTGAAGATGATGTGCTAAACGCTATTGAGCTTGAGCTTGAACTTGAATTTGAATCTATTGAACTTGAACTTGAAGAGCTAACTGCAATTCCACCCCAACTCTCAGGTATCTCTTCATAATTAGTTGCACTTGAACAAAGCTTAAAACAATCGGTACCACCACCAGCGGGAGCAGGATCTATTTTCCATAACTCAGGAACTGCCGTTGCAACACTATTATTATTATAAAAACAAGCACCATAATAAATAGTAGATGTACAATTATCAAAAAGAGTAAGTGGAATATTCTCTATATTAGTATCTGTATGAAAACAAGATCTAAAATCTGTTACACCTGTAAGGTCATCAAACAATCCTTCTGGAATAGCTGTTAATCCAGAACAAGATCTGAAGCAAGAACTTAAATTAGTAATAGCAGTTAACCCTTCAAATAGATTAGCGGGTATAGATGTTAAACCAGAAGAATAAAAACCAGATGTTATTTTTGTGCAAGATGTAGCACCCCTAAATGTTCCTTCTGGTATAGTTGTTATATTAGAACAACCTCTAACAAAAAACTCTAAATCTTCTGCTAATGCAAGCTTACCAGTTTCATTAGGTAAAGATGTCATATTGGAACAGCCATAAAAATCAATCTTTAAGAAACCCGTATCTCCCCAAGCATCTACCGAATCAACATTTAATTTTGAACCAATATTATTAAAATGTATGGATGGACAATTACCAGCAATTTGTATTTGATAAGTTCCTGCTGTTGCATATTCGTGAGAAGCGTCATCATCCCAAGCAGTAATATTAGAATTTGTTCCATCTCCCCAATAAACAACGCAATTAAAAGTTCCCTTATTATAAAAAGGCATTGTGAAAGTTTCAGGCGTAGCGGTAGTAGTAATCGTCATTTTAAAACGATCTAATTCTGAACTACTAGAACTACTAGAATCAACCATTACTTATCCCCTTTAAATTAAGCGTCTGTATTCCAGGCCCCATCACCCCAGACAGTAATAAATTTTGTTGCGGTAAGCTGGCGAATCATAAGGCTACTAGGTAATGCATAATTTCTTACACTTACCTTTGTCCCAGCAACAGCACTATCATCTATTGTATCTCCAGCAGCACATTGCAAAGTAATCGTATACGCCAACTTAGTACTTATAAATCCATAACCTTTACCAATATTCTCAGTAGTAGCTTTTGGTAAGTTAAATATGAAATCACAATCATTATCATGCACAAATGTATTACTTGCCTCACTTACCAACACATCTCTAGGAGAATCAACACACTCAACAGCTATTATGTCATTACCAATCATCCACGGAAATGGAGGAAGATTTGTGTATAAAGCCCAGGAAATAACAGTTGTCGTGTCAAGTATTGTTGCACCATCTAATGCAGGATTTCTTTTTAAGATAATCATACCATCAGATTGGACTATAGCTTCACTTGCGCCAGTATCATATACGATTAATGATAATAGGAATTTACCATTGATAGCAGTTTTTGTAGCATCAAAATCGAAGAAAATAGTATTATCGCCTACAGTTACAACACCTTCAATCTCTACTATTTCAGATGCCTCTCTGTTTACACAATAAGTAAGTTTTGCTGTATTTTCTGCTGTAAATTCAACTGCAGTACCATCAGAATAAACATAGATTTTTACATAAGGAGTACTACCCTCTGTCGTTTCCAAAAGCATACTCTCAGCTTGATGGTTAGTATCTATTGTTAAAGTATTTGTTATTATAGACATATTTTCTCCCTGTTCCTTTAGTTAAGTTTACGAGAAACAAGCAATTTTGCCCAATAATTAACAAGTAATAGTTGCTTCAGTTGCTTTTTCGTGTAAAACTTTAATCTTATCTCTTAATTTACTGAATATCTGAGCTTCTTTACTATTTAATTTTATGTTTATTTCTCCAACACCATTAAACATAATAGCCCACTCATCAGCTGTAAAATAATTTGCTACCTTAGTCAACACTTCATTTGCTTCTACTACTTCTACTACTTCTTCACTCATTTTATCTCTCCATTTTGTTTATCATACGTTTATCATACGTTTATCAATCCATGTGTTCTTAGTTTTGCCAACAAATCGTTTAACTGAGTTGTAACATCGGTAACATCAGTAACAAGCTTATCTATCTCAGTTCTTGCAACACCATCTGAATCAGCACCACCTGCACCAACAGCCGATGCCGTTACTGCAGCATCTGCAATAGCTACAGCTTGAGCACCCACTACCTGAGTTCCATTACTCTTAAAAGATGAACCAACTGAGTTAACATATGTAGTTGCTTCAACATAACTGCCTGCCGATACATATGTAGTAGCATCAACATAAGTTCCAGCATTAACACTTGTTCCTGCTGTTATACTTGTTCCTGCATCAATTAAAGCAGATGCCCAAATACTTCCAGTTACATCTAGTGAAGCACCAACCCAAGCCCCACCAGTAACCTTTAATGCGCCAGTAGAACCAGCTTTTGTTGCAGCAATTGTATTTTCAACAAGGAATTTTTGAAGGGCAGCAACAGTCCAATCACCAGTATTACCTTTTAATATTTGTCCAGATAAACTTATTACTTCATTATCAGTAGCACTACCAATTGAACTACCCCAATTATGAAGGTATGTATCATCTGTTCCACCTGCTTCTCCGCTATCTGCATCTCCGTTCATCCAATATGCGCCATGGTCATTTTTATAATTAATACCAGATGGATTCCCTTCCTTAATATCTGACAAAAGCCTATGAGTGTTCTTAGGGTCATCTGTTATACAATCCCATACATCATCGCAATCAACAATGTCTAAACAACTTCTTACCCAATCGCAATCTAAGCCTCCACTAGTTTCAAGCCAATCACCAATATCATTAGCATCACAATATTTTAATACTCTATCACCAGCACCATCTACATTTCTAAATAATATCATATCAGTTGCAAGCAAAGGAGTACTTACATCAGTATGAAACTCAATTAACTGTAGATAATTATTACCAGCCTGTACTTCTATTGACCATTGAGCTGTACCATTTGTATTAGAATCTATTGTTGACCAGAGTAATTCACCCTGCATCTGACCACCAGCATCTGCAATATCTGAAGAAAAGTAAGGTACAGAATAACTACTTGCTACTGTACTTGTTGCACCCTTTAAACCAATAACATTAAACGGATTACCAGGGCTTGAATAATTATCAACATTAGCATCTTCCCATATCTCTAATGTTGAGTGGGTGGAAGGATTTTGAGGCTTGTAATGCGAATCAATCCCAGCCCAATCTATAAAACCTTCTGGGCCAACCGTAGTCCAATTATCAGTAAAGCTGTCAAAATACGGAATACTCTTTGCCTTATAACCCGAACACCTGTCAACATTATATATCTGAAGTTCACCATAATGTTGATTTGTTCCCGTTTCCATAGGGTCTAAAACTGTATTATATTCCAAAGTATATCTTTTATTGGGTTTTGTTAAAATATTTTGATTATCAGCATCTGTAATAAACCCAGAGTCCTTTATATCAATATTTACTCTCTGCTTTATTTTGCTAATCATCCACCCACTAGCAGTTTCTACATTTTCTTGTAATTGAATGATTCCAATAATTTCTCTCGTTTTAACAAAAATAGTTGAATCGGCTGCTGGATGAGTACCTACATAATCAGGATTTTTAGCACCAGCTTCTTCAGCATCTGTATTTATATAAAGATTTAATTTCCCTGGAATTATAGCTGCATTAAATGACCAACCACCAGTTGCACCAAGATCCTCATCTAATTCTACATAAACATAAATATCAGTATTTTTTTCTATAATTATTGTAGGATCTCCACCCTCTATTATTTCATCTAAGGTTATTAATAATTTATCTTCATTGTCTGGGTCAAGATGCCCTAAACCACCATCATATAGTTTAACAGCAATTGTATTTCTTACCCAACTACCTATAAAAACAGACAAAGTATTACCATCATATTCTTGCATTCTAAAAGGGAAATCTACAATTATAGTATTCCTAGGTAATGTTGAATTTAATACACCATCGTTTGTATGATAATCTACTGAAGAAGGGTCTATATTGGTTTTATCATACTTGTTAGCAACCTCAACTAATTTGTTGTAGTCATCAACTGGTATACTCCTCTGACCCACCTCAGCTTCATTTACATTTCCTTGGTCTGACATTAAAAACTCCTTAAGGTATTATAATAGTTCCAAAATCTGTAGTTAAATAAACAAGGTCTGTGTCTACATCAGCAACTTGTTTATTGCCAACTAACTGCCAGTCTGGTGACCCAGGTGACTCTGGTTTAGGGTTCCAATAATAGTTCCAAGAATTATCAACTTGAACAGCAGGAAGAACATTATTAGGGGAAACATAAAGAATTCTATAAGCAAAATTCATAGTTACTTCCCATTTTCGTTCGCCCTCTGCATCTAATACAAGTTTATCATTAGTAGAAACAAATAAAACATTACCCTTTGCAAACGGATAATACCAAAGTTGTACTGGTAGAATGCCATTATTTATTTTGCCCAATCTAGGCATTATTTCTGCAATTCTAAAATCAGTATACGCTTGGTCGTCATCTAAAAGTAATGTTTTACTCATAGAACCTCTAACCGTATTCTTGTAAAGCCTACCGTTATATTTAGTTTTATCTTTCTGCCAATACCAAGATTTAGGTGATTCAATACTAACCATCTCAGAACCACCACTAGATATAAAATTATCAGGGTCAGTTTTAGGAACATTAGTAGTATCATGTTCAGAACTACTGCTAGATGTCGTATAAGCACAAGTATATTTATATTTACAGTCAATATCTTCAAAATGATATTCTACTTCAGTTATACTATCACATATACTATTAGGATACGTTATAGAAAAAGAGTCACCTAGCGCTGGCAAATCATCAGTACCACCAGTATGTTCTATGAAAACTCTTGTTCCAGTAGTTCCAGCGGTAGTGTTGACCGCCTCATAACCTTCTCTTAACTCTTTATATCCTGCCATTACTTCTCCTTATACAAATATAGGGTTGCCATCACCAGCTGTGTTCTTTTCTATATTACTTAAACTCTTATTACCAATCTTAATTGTAGATAGAATCTCACTCAACACCTCTTGAGTTTTACTAATCCCACTTCTTGTAGTTGCTTGTTCCTGAGGTTTAACGGCAGCTGCATTAACTCCACCCTTCAACCCTAACTTTGTGCCACCAGCATCCTTCTGTGCCAATCTTAAGATATCTTCAGCATTTGAAAACGTTGCACCTTTTTCTTTCTGGACAGCACGTTCATTCGCAATTATTTCTTTAGTAGTATTTTTAGAAGCCCTTCTATCTTTTGCTGCCGCTGCTGCTATCGCTATTGATTGTTTTATTGCATTGCTTTGTATTAAATCAGTTGTTTCTTTATACTTTTTAGCCATTTTGTCAAACGCTGCTTCCACCTCTTCTGCTGACATGGTTATATCTCTTGTAATGTCATTAATATCAAAATCTGTGTCATTAATTAAATTAGCTAAGGTTCTGCCAATTTTTTGACCGAAAAACTTTGTATCAGCCATGAAATCATTCCAAAATGCTTTAGCAACTAAATCCATCGCCTTAAAAGCAAATGTAGTCATTGCAACTATATGTTTATATGTAGCAGCAACTAATATTCCCCATTCCTCAAATTTACCTGAAGATGCAAGGTCTATAATTTTATCATTTAAACTTACAAACAAAGTTTTAAGTTTAAACATAATGCGACTAGCTGCAATAAATTTAATAATTGCCTGACCAGTACTATCTTTTAGCTGAATAAATTGTTCATTCATTGCTCTCTGCTGGTTGGCAAAACTACTAGCTGTTCTTTCATAATCACCAACAGCATTTTTGCTTAATTTTATTAACTGATTAAAAACATCTTGAGCTTTAGCTACCTTGAGTGTTTCCCCAGTTAGCGCCATCATTGTTTTAACTCTAGCATTATGTTCCTTATCTAGAGAAACAGCATATTTTAACTGGTTACGAACAGATTTGGTTTGACCAATCATAGCTTTAGTCATCATAAATGCTGCCCTTGCTGCCCCACCTTCAACATCTTTAAATGAAGCAACATCACCAGCTAACGTTCCAATAGCAGCAGACATCTCTAATGATTTCTCTTTGGTAAATCCTAAACTAGTTAACAAATCACCAGTATCTGCTAACATTGTTTTAGTTGACCCATCTGCTAAATCAAAACTCTTAGATATTTTCTTAGCTGCTGCATCTGCTTGGTCGCCTATACCTTTAAATATAATATCAAATCTCTGTCTAGTTTCATTAAATTCAGACGCAACCTTAACAGAAGCTTTACCAAAATCAAATAGTTTCTTTGCAGCAAAAGCAACACCTGCAGCAACAGCTAACCCTTTTAAACTGCCTTTGATTCTGGAAACACCTTGTTCATAATTCTTAGTGTTTGCCTTTATATCAACTACGGCCTCAGCTAGTTTTTCTTTATATGGCATACTTACCTCTCTTTAGGTTCAATTATCTTATATTGGTCATTTGGTTTCATTTTACCAATCTCTCTTATAATCTCATTCATAGAAAATGACTTCTTACCTGTTTTCCTTCTTAAAGAATTCCTTGCATCTCTAATATTAAATACATTATTAATCTTGTCATCATGGTCTATCTTACAATCAACAGTACTTGCCAACTTGCCAGAACTTGGGTCTTTAGGCTGCTTAGTTCCAAATATCTGAGATATATAGTCATTTACTGTCCTTACATCTAACTTATATGCCTTCTGCTCATTTGCATGCCTAGCATAAAACAAAAACTGCGGCAAAGAGAACGATAAACACAGGGATGGAGTAAACCCAGGGAATATCTCACACATAGTACAAATCTCCTTGCCCCAGTCAATATTTTCATCACTATTATTTATTAAACCGTTTTTTTTTCCGCTCCCTCTTCAGACTCTTCAGACTCTTCAACTGACAATTCTATATTCTCCATACCAGCTATCCAATTAATAACAGGAGTCAGTTCACCAAGGTTTTCAAACTTGATATTGTCCTTAATGATTTCTTCACTAACATCATTTAAATCTTTTGAAGCTAGATAAATAATATCATATATACCGTCAACTGATGCCATTGTATCAGTCACTTTATCGGTAAGGTCAGAACCAGTAGGTAAATTCTTCCATACATCAAGAAGGAAATCCTTTCTAGTGTCAGAATCCATTATAGAAGCCATTTCTTGAGCTTCAACAATTTTTTGGTTCTTTATTTTCTGCTCAAAATGACCAAACATTTCTTTGATCGATAATTGACGCAACTTTAACTTAATATCCCCAATAGATACTTCTCTTGGGGAATTAGCTAACTCACTAACACTTAGTTTTTTATTGTCTGTCATTTTAATATCCTCCATTTTATGACATTGACTTTATTAAGTTACTACTACCGCTCCGTTGAACGTAAAACCCTGGGAATAATCCATGATCCCTTCAATATCGTTAGTGATTGTTTCTTCGTGCCATAATACTGAGCCAGCTATACTCACACCCCCAGCAGTATTAGCCAACACAATTGAACTTGAACCAGTATACCTTTCAGTACTGGTAATCGTTCCTGTAGCCGATTTGAGGCCCTCTACAAACTCTCTCCATCCGTTAGAACAGAAATCAGTCGCATCAAGCATATCAGTACTAATTGTTACTTCCCAACTTTTTATTTCATTACAAGCACCATCTACGGTCCCAGTTTTCCCTGATATTGCAGCCATTATAGCCTCCTTATTTTGTTTTGTTTTCCTATTCTTAACTTACTCACTCAAGTAAGTTTATTATTTATTACCTATCTTTTTCAACAATATATTGAATTTCTATGATAACATTCCACATTTTATTTTCATCTTTAAACTTTCTCTGTCCAACTGTATCAGAACGTATCATTGTATATCCATTAGCCATAGTCAAAATCTCATCACCAAATACAACTAAAAATTCATCAGCAACAGTTAAAAGATCTATGGAACTCTTATTGTTAGCATCTCCAAATATAGTGAACTGAACTAAAGGCTCAAACATATTTGAACAAGCATCCTGCTCCAACCCAGTAAATATAATAGAAAATACTATAAACGGCTTAATAGCATTACTAGGTTCACCACTCTGAGTCTGAAGCTTAACTGTACTTGGAGCCTCATCCTCAAAAAGCCCAGCTGTTAATGCCCTCAATGCAGCACCACCAGCAGAGTTATATTGTGTCATAACAACTGTCTGTAAATCTTTTAGCATTATTTTTCTTCTATTTTAGGTTTAATAACAGCATCCTCTGGAATACTAATTACTTTATCGCAACTCTTGCAAGAAAATCCATCAGGAACACCATGCGCACATACACTCATAAAATGCAATGTATCTTTATCAACCATCTTATTCTCAATCTTAGCCTTCTTCATTTCTAATCTCCTTTTCTTACGAGCTGCTCTAAACTTTTTCTTACTGTTCTTACACCCACTACAAGCCATTATATACCCCTACTGCTTTTTAGACCAGGTCTAAAAAACGGATGAGCAGCAGTTCTAGATGTTCCAAATTCAACATACTTAGCATATTCCAAATCAGACCCTATTTCATAATACATAGGCTGAACCTTACTAACATGTATAGACTCTCTTAATCTCCCTGTATCAACTGGACACATTGACTGTATTTTCTTTTTAGTTTTTTCAGCAGATTTCTTCATTCTACGGTCTATATACCTAAAAAGCCCAGATGTGTAACTCCTACCAAACCATTTTACTTTATTCATACTAACCCCTATATGTTACATCAACCTCAATAGTACCTTTTTTAGCAGAAGTAGTATTTACAGTATTAACATCAAACACCCTGTTGTCCGTCACAAGCTCGTCAGAACTTTTGATATCCACTTCATCACAATATACACGATGGGTGCTAATCGTCCCATCCTTGCCCCCTAAAGGCTGTTCTGTTGCCTGTAATTGTCTAACTCTCCCAGCTATAGTCATAACAGTAGTTTTAACCTGAGTTACACCACCTACAGCATCAATTGTGTTAAGGTTTAACCTCTTAACAACTATTTTAGAATTATAAAGTGATTTCCTACTCATTAAATACTTATCCTCGCATACAGGCTAAGGTCCTTCCAATGCCTATCTATAACAGAAGTAATTTTATGACGACTATAACTATAATCACCTATCTTTTCTGACTGTTGATTACCATCTTCATTCTTGTAATCCATAATTTCTTTGACAATAGTGTTCACAACAAGAGTCAGCCCTTCAGGTACATTTCCAGCAGTTGTTAATGTTCCACCAGAATCATCTGATACGGGAAATTCGTATCCCCCAGTATACCAACAGAATATATCACCATAAAAATAACCATCACATAAACGTTCTATAGTACAATCAGAATCATGTGCAATTCTTACATCACCACCCAAATAAGGAGTAGTTAAATGAACTTGCTCATCTACAGCCCAACCAGAATCTAATGGGCGAATCAATTGAGTTAGTGAATTACCTCTATCAGATAACACTTCAACAGTCCAACCAGCTGTTAAATCCATAGCAGTTACCAAATCAGTTACATTTGTATAAGTAGCATATAAAAATTCAGTTTCAAGTTCTACCGCATCTGTGCCAATTTCAGTTAAAGTAACTCCTGTAGCATTACTCGTAACAGTAGCTAATGGATTACCAGTATTCTTAATTGTCAATACATCTACACAATTCCCTGATACCAATTTAATAGCAGTAATAGGATAATTATCAAGTACAATATATTCAGTTCCAGAACCTTCAACCCATTCTTTATATGTAGCAGACTGAAAATTCCTACCACACTTCTTGCCTATTAAATCACAAGTTTCATCTATGATATATCTTAGAACTTCTGTATCACTAATGTTACTGGAAACATCATCATTAACATCATTTATGAATCTATTATAAAGATATAGATTTGTTAGATTCGATACACCTTTTGCAGCCATTACGATACCCCCTTAAGCTTTCTTTTAGCCCAGTTCTTTTTCATTTGTTCAGACCTCCTTTTGCTTTGCTCTTGAGTATACTTATAGCCTTTAGCATTCTTTTTACCGCACATTGCTATGGAATGCTTTTCTTTTTCTTCTTCAGACTGATTACGACCTTTTGTCCATGTGTTCTTACCTTTAGCAGATATACTCATTTTCTTTTTTGTTTCTTCAGTGTGCTTTCTACCAAGGGGCGATATTTTCTTTTTTGTTTCTTCAGTATGCTTTTTACCCATACGCCCTTTACTAATTTTATCTCTAGTTTCTTGCGATTGCGACTTCCCCATATTTGATTTACTAATTCTTTTTCTAGTTTCTTTAGAACAAACTCTTCCCATACCTGCTTTGCTAATTTTAATTTTAGTTTCTTCAGAAAGAGTTTTTCTTGTACCAGACTCCATATTATAGCCGTTATTTATGCTATCATAATATTCCATCCACGTATCTTCTCTATTAAGTAGAACGTCATCTATACACTTTTCAACAGCTTTAAACTCAAAACTATCAGCACCGTATCTATTCCAAGCCCTTTGCAGGTGTTTATTATGATGCTTGTTCAGCCTAAGTTCAGAGCGATGACAGGTGAACCTATTTCTAAAACCAACTGTAGACCCAGTACATCCAATATAAACCTTATTGTTCACAAGGTTAAATATTCCATATATACCAGATTCTGTGCCTTTAGCCATGTTACCTCCAAAAATAAGGGGGCTAAATTAATAACCCCCATTGTAATTACGTACTTGAGCTGTCAGAACTGTCAGAACTAAATTTCTCAGAACTACTTGAACTAGACGAAGAAGAACTAGAAGAAGAAGAACTAGATGAACTAGAAGAACTAGAAGAACTAGACGAAGAACTAAATCCTACAGATGAACTACTTGAACTCGATGTAGACTCACTAGATTGTTCCATATCTGCCTTCATAACAAATGCTGATACAACAGAACCATCTTGAGTAGTCATTGTAGAATTCCATCCACTCTTACCATTAATCCTATGTACCCAACGATAACATAATTCATCCTGGAGAAATTTTAACGACTCATTTACATCAGAAGTAATTTCTTTCTCAGCAATACAATACTGGCTCATATCAGCAAGAAGTATATCATCCACATTCATTACATCAGTTATAACAATAGGTAATCCAAGAATTCTACCTAGTGGAGCACCTTCTGAAGGATTAGGATTAAATACATTCGGAGCAGTAGTTAAGTCAAGATCAATAATCTCTTCATAACCACCTTTACTCATATACCATTTACCATTAGGATTGCCATAGTAAGAATGATACATATCTTCTAACTCAGCCAATGTAATAGGGTCAGTGTTTGCAACAAATATAGTTGAAGCATCTGCGGCTATACCATTAATAGTATTAGAAGGATAATTGCTACCATATATAATAGCTCTATCAATCTGCCACATCATACTCTCAGTTACAGCACCAGAAATATATGTCTGAAGTGCAACAGCATCCATAAACAACTCTTCAGTTATATATACGATTCCTACAAGTTTGTTTAAACTAAGGTCAATCTGTGCAAACTGTCCTTTTGAAGGTGTTTTAGTAACTCCCTCACCAACCCAATACGTTAATACTCCACCCTTGATACCAGATGTGTTACGTGTAGGTTCAGCAGCAATAGATATCTTTAAACCATTAGCATTTTCGCCAACCTTAAAAATTTTACATTTAGAATATAGTGAACCTTCTGCGAAATTTGGACTGAAGATTTCTGCTGTTACTGGATGGTCAACTAGGTAACCGCCCTCAATGTCAGTTTTTTCATTCTGCCCCGTTGACTTAACAATAGCGCCTGTTCTCAATGACTGCAACTTTTTACCCATTTCTTCTAGTTTCTCGATTTTCATTACCATCTCCTTAGTTTTTGCCCTTGTTTAAGGCGTGATTAATAATACACTCCAACTAAATTATAACATTTTCACTATAAATACACACAAAAAGATATTATAGTTGTTCTAGGGATACTATAAATACTAAAAAAAAAGAGCCTGAGTAATTAAACTCAGGCTCTTTTTACATCATTGATTTATTAATTATTCTCAGTCTCTGGTAACAAATGGTGACACCAGGTCCCCACTTGGAAGAGTAATTGCACTTGCAATTTTTGGTGACCCGCCTAAGCGTCCAACAAAGCGAAATGCGGTCTCATCTTCGAGAAAGGCAATGTGTATACTGGTATCTTTTTTGATTCCACCCTTCTTGATAACAAGATACTGGCTAAGGTCAAGGAACATGATGGATGTATCATCAGCTGCGGCCCCTGCTTGCTCTATAACGTTAATTGGACGACCAAAAAGTGTTCCATAGGCGGAAACTTCATAACTAGGCTGTACCAATTTAACACCACTTGTAGACTCAAGCTGACCAATTGCTACGAATTGAGCCAAACTCATGTACCACTCAGCACGATTAATAGACTGAGGAGCCATTGAAGCATACATACCCATCAACTCAGCAGCAGTTGGATTGTCACCAGCAACTGTGTACTGAATAGTAGCTGCATGATTTTCAATCTCTATCATATCTGTGTTAGTTGTGCCATGAAGAATGTCATCATCCGCTACCCATGCAAAAGCCGCCGAAACGTCCTTAGTGAGCATACTTTCAAGTGCAACCTTATCCTGAAGCAATTCATCCGTACAATAGACAACCGCCGCCATCTTACCAAGAGAAATGTCAATCTGTGAGAAAGCCTGTGAGAAAGCAGTCTTAGTTGAACCTTCACCTGGACTATAAACACGAACACCACCAAACAATGTAGTAGCAGAACGAGTAGACTCATTAACCTGATTGATTTTCAAACCATTAGAGTTAGGTCCTATTTCAACTTGGTCGCACTTAGGAAGTAAGATTGACTGCTGAGCAGCTAAACGATAGATTTCATTACTAAGGTTATGCTGGACCAAAAAACCGCCATCGGCCCCAGTAGTTTCATTCTGGCCCGTCGATTTATACAATCTTTCATCAACATTTCCACGAGAAGCCTTTACAACAGCACCAAGGAACTCGCCAGAATCTTTCCAAAGAGGAGCATCTTCAACAACTACAACAGCAGTTTTTGTTTCAACTTCTTTTTCAGTTTCTTTCATAGCTTCAGTAACTGCAGACTTAATTTCTTTAGCCATATCAGCTTTAATATCTTCAGCCTTAACTTCCTTTACAACACCATCACTAGCTTCTGCTCTTTCAGCCTTGATAAGCTCTTCAGCAACATCATCAGACACTTCAAGAATAGAACCAGAATCATAGACGTTATCATCAACATCCATATATTTCTTAATCAACTTTATAAACTTCATAATATTCTCCTTTAATAGAATTTAATTTCAATACTTACTTACCCAGACTACTATTTCTTTTGGATACACCTGCCGATAAAAGGCTACAGCTTCCAGTTAGATAGTTACATCTACACTTAATATTATCATTTTCACAATAAAACAAACAAATAATTAAACTATTCGACCTAATTTCTTTCTAATTTCATCTTTTATCTCCTGTTTCATTGCCTTTTTATCAATTACAACTTGAGGTTTAGCAATCAATTTAACACAATAAGGCTCTTTAACTAACGTAACTTTAGTAACTTTCTTTACTGCTGGAACAACTTCCTCTTCAGTTTCAGACTCAATTACCTCTTCTTCATCAAACTTATGTAATTCAATATTTTCATCAATATCAGCTTCAACAGTTTTTCTCTCTTCAAGTTGCTCAACACCCTCTTTCCAATCTTTTCCCCATATATCCTTTTCTTCTTTCTCCTCAACATGGAAACCTAACTGTTTAAGTAATGTTTCGTCAGCACCAGCCTCAGTATACATTTTACTAACTGCAAGAACCTCTGTATCAGTATTGCAAGCCAAAGATACATCAGAAAACTCAAAGAGTATACATTTAGATATGATTCTACGTAAGCTTTTCTTTGTTTTCTTCAATTCAGGATATTCTTTAACCAATACCTTTACAGCAGCATCAAAATTAGGCTCACCAATTCGAATTACTTCAGTAGGGATAATACCAACTGATGACTGATTGTTCATTCCCTGTGCCGTCAACTTCCATAATACATCAGCTAACGTACCTTCTCCAGTATCAGCATAACGAACAGTAGCCTTTACACCCCATTCATCACAACTAATTTTCTCAGCCTTAGCAACTTGAGGTTTACTATAGTCATGATTGTGGAATACAGGACTTCCAGTTTTCTTGAATAACTGAAGATTCACTCCTTTTGGAAGTAGAAGATCTCCACTTTGGTCAACTGAACGTGTGGAGATATATTTTACTGCTGTTCTACTACCCTCTTCCAATTTAGCCTTCTGCTCTATATCAGACTCAACAGGTTTACGATATACCTCACAAGCATCAAAATCTATACCAGATGCAACTAGTTCTTCCTTTAGCACATCTACCAAACCATTATCTAACTTATTTGCTATCTTATTTAACTGTACTGTTTTCTTCATTATTATTGCTCCTCATTCTGTTCAGGTTCTTCCTGCCCAGCTATATATCCAACTTCTTTACCACCATTAACTCTAGGAATGTCATATTCAGAACCTAAAGCAGTCATACCCAATTTCAATCTAGCCTCATTAACTGTTACAATCCCAGCGTTTACATATCCAACATTCTCTTCCAATAATATCTTCCTATCCTGAGGTATTGGAGAATCATATGCCAAGAATAACCTTCCACTAGGATCATACATCTTAACTAATGTTTCATTCAACTTCTCAGCTATACGAGTAATTCTTGGTAATATTGTTGTTTTGGCATATACACGCTCAGCTATCTCACTAGTTGCTTTCTTAGTATCAGAACTATCCAAAAGCGAATAAGGTACACCAAATGCAGCAGCTATCTCTTTTAGACTCCATACACGACCATTTAAGTATTCCATGTCCTTAGGCTTGAATCCCAATGTTTCCAATGAGAAATCTTCATCCATTACTTTAATACGACCATCTTTATTAGGTCCACTAAATGCATTCCTCCACATTCTCTCAGTTTTCTTTATCTCACTAGAATCAAGCTTTCCACCCTTATAATTAACTACAAAATCAGGACGACCCATATTAGCTAACCTAGAATTCTCAGAAGCATCCATTGCCCTCATTCTATTAATAGCACCAATTACAGACTGAGCCGCTCCCATGCCATAGTACATTGATTCTGGATTAGGTGTTTTAAAATGAATAATCTCATCTTTATTAAACTTAATTAACTCATTAGATGCATTCTTCTGACCATATACATAACCTTTAATAAAATTACGCTTTGCAGGAATGATTTTCATATATTGCCCCTGAAGTACCCATATCTCTTCAGGAACGCCTAATGAATCCTTACGTACCCACCAGTATCCATCCCCAATCATATCCAAATACATCGAGGTAAGCTCAAATGACTCATAGTTGTTATTATAAGCATTCATGTTCTGCAATAAATCAATTAATGGATGGTCAACAACCTCTACTACATTATCAGCTCTCTTTAAACGAGCTAATGACTTATTCTCTTTCAATTCCTCAAACTTTAACTTACTTACTTCCTTAGTTTGACGTAAAAACTTATTATTAGCACCATTCTCAACAGTAGCATATAAATGTAAATCTTGTGATGCAACAGAACTAGCATTCAACGTAGCACAACTAAATATCCAAGATTGTAAATGCTTTATAACATTTAATGGACTAATCGCCGTATTCGTAGTCGGACAAGATAAATTAAAAAATGAATCCCTTCCAATAGACTGAGAAGTACTTGTAGCCCCAACTATATCTTTCATCTTCGTTTCCTTAACAGTATCATACCTTTCCTTCTGATATGCTTTAAGTTTCTCTTTGTTATCTTGATAATACTTCTTTCTATACGCTTTTTCTTTTTTACTGCTCATAATATCTCCTTATTAAAAATCATCCCCATTCATCCAGTCATCCTCTAAAGATTGATATGCTTCTAATCTCTTCTGCTCTTTCTGCTCTTCAGTTTCTTTAACTTCGCTAGGATAATTGTCACCAGTAGAAGGATGTATGAATATAGATGTTAATTCATTAAATGCACCAGACCAACCATCAACCTGGTCATCATGTTTTGTAGACGCATCACCAAACATATGCAATTCGCTTAAAAAAGGGTCATTCCATTCAGCTAATTGTAACTTAACATTACCAATCTCAGCCTGTACAGCACTAGGTCTAGCTCGTATCTCTTTATTCTTACCACCTGTAGGAACTCCCTTGCAATTGAAGCCAGCTAGTAATGTTTGTAGGCGATATGAGTCACTTTTACCTGACGCCCCACCTTCTTGTTCCCATCGTACCATAAACTCAATCCCTAAATCATCTGCACTTATCTTATCCATTTGACACGTCTGTAAGAATAACTTCTCTAACTCAGCTGGATTCTCTCTTACCCTCACTACATCAATGATAAAATATTTACCATTATATTTACGCACTTTTATTCCAACAGTCCAATCTGGGTCTTTATTCTTTGCACTAGGTTTCGTACAAGCAAAATCCCAAAACCTACATTCCTTACCCTTTTGTGGTATTTCTTTAGGGTCTACTATCTCAAACCATGAACGACGGTAGAAAAGGCCCGCCGTTGCCATAATGTTCCAGTTGCCATCCAAAAGTCTAGCTCTTTCCAGTGGTACCATTGCTTCTAAGTTAGATAAATAACTTGTGTCAATTTCCAATAATTTTTGATTATCTGTTAGTTGAGCACTTATAAATGTAACAGATTTAATTCCTGCTATAGCTAATTTCTTATGCTTATATATTTTTGCTGTAAATTCTACCTTTAATGCCTCTAGTTTCTTTAATCTGCCCTTACTTGTTAATTTTTTCTTTTTATTGAGGTATTCTTGGCGTAAGTTGTTATAAGTAAGTGCAAAAGCTTCATTCTTCTTTAATACCTCATTTTTAGTACTACCCCATATAAATTTTCCCTCTACCCTCAACATATATCTTATTACACCAGATCTCTCTTTAATAGCTAATCCAGTATCAGGATTTATCCACCAATCAAGGAAATCACGTAACCAACTGTCAGCTTTAGGGTTACAGGTGCCCCTTATATAGGGTTTTATGCCACATACCGATCTATTTCTGGAAAGCATATAAAAAACCTGTGTTTCTGTAAATTTCTGTATTTCATCAAAGAAAATAGCGCATGCCTGCAACCCATCAAATCCAGACTTATCTTTTTCACCCTCCATATAACCAAACTTAATTTCTGCTCCACTCTCAAATTTCCATTTAAGCCTAGATTCAACAGGCCTACAATTTAAATTACCATACATTTTAACAGATTCATCCCATAGAGCACCAGGCATTCTTATCTGTTGACTAGTATTACGAAACATAATACAGTTATAACCGCCATTTTCTGTATGCATTAGTGGTTCTGCGAGTATTGACCACGATTTCCCACTTCCAGCTGCTCCCCCATATATACATATATCTGCATTAGTTTTAAGGAATTCTGTTTGTGGCCCTTCTTGTGGCGCTATTATAAGAGTTTCTTCTTTAGGTTCTTCTGGTTCTTTAGATTCTTTAGGTTCTTTAGGTTCTTCTGGCTCAGTAATTGGCTTAGTTTCTTCATCCATCATCATCTCCATTTGATCTCCATTTATAAATATTTACTTAATTTTTTAATAATTTTCTCAGTACTGTTACAAATTACTATAGCCTTCCTAATCAGCGCTTTTTCTGACACGTCTACCCTCACTTTGGCTAATTTGAGAAACTATGGCTAACACTTGGCTAATTAATATATAAAAACTTATTAAACATATAATTATAAATACTTCGCTCCAATCTCCGCCAATAAAATAAATCATATTACTTAGCCATAAAACTTAGCTATGTAAGCCATGTGTACCTCCTATTCAAGTACTTAGCCATGTGTAGCCATAGAGATATAAATTAATTACTTAGCCACACATTAGCCACACATTAGCCATAGTACTATACATACTTAGCCACAGTAACTTAGCCATAGTACTATACATACTTAGCCACAGTAACTTAGCCACAGTACTAAGCCATATGTTAGCCCTATATTATTAACATATGTACATAGCTTCCATACATTGATCCATACATTCATCCATACATTCATATCTTCTCCCTATTATATCTCTATGGCTATGTTGGGCTATGTTGGGCTAATGTCTGTACCATTGTAAGCCATACATTAGCCACATATATCGCCATATTATTTTCACTCTATTCTCATTAACGCCATATTATTTTCACTCTATTTACTATGGTTACTATGGTTACTATGGCTACACATGGCTAGGTACTTAATTAACATATATGATACTTACTCTAATTATCCATAGTGTACTTAATTAACATATATGATACACTTAGCCACAGTAACTTAATTGACATACTACTTACATACTACTTACATACTACTTAGCCATATTCATTAGCCACAGAGATAGCCATAGTTACTTAGCCATGTGTAGCCATGTGTAGCCATTACTTAGCCATAGGGACATCGAGGTTAGCCATAAAAGCCTCTAATGATTCTAACTCACTACCTGTTGCCATATCTTCATTAACGTCATATGGCTCATCCTCGTCCTTTTTAGGCATATTTATCTCAACATACTTAACTGTAGAAGTGTTATTCATATCAATCTTAGTTATATCGTCCCCAGATTGATGATGTAGTTCCTTTAATGCATGTAGTCTAATTGATTTGGTTTCTAATGGATCTCTTACTATGGCTGATAATATGGCTAATCTCTCACCTAATTGACATATACCACTACTTTGCTCTTCTATTAAATCTGATATACGATCTGCTATCTCTGGTCTGGCTTTAAGTTGGCAATAGTAACTGGCTGAGTACTTATATCCTGCTCCCTCTAAACATTTATGAGGATTACCATTCGTTTCTACTACTAATCGGGCAAATTTTTCATGCCTTACTGATTTTAATGGCTCAGTGGGTGGCTTAATTGGCTCAGTTGGCTCAGTTGGATTAATTGGCTCATCTGTCATAATATCATCTCCCTTTAAGTATATTATAAAAGAAATGAGGTTGTTTAGCCAAGTTCAGTAAGGTTTTGCTGCAAATACTATACTTAAAAAACATCTAAATAAATATAAGTAGTTCTACCGCAACTATATACATTAAATAAGGCATATAGAGGGATATATGGCTAAGTGGTAGTTTTGGCATATAAACTAAACTATTGGGCTATTATATCTTACTTATGACCTGTTGCTTTTAATATTCTAGCTTCCATCTCTGCACTCTGTTTGGTATGACGCTCTTTTTCTTTTCTTCTTCGCTCAATAGTTGCTAGTCTGCTTTTTTCTCTCTGATCTTGTTCTCTGGCAAATGTGTAAAATGAGCGATGTTCTTCCTTACGTTGTTGATTTTTAGTATATTTATAATCTTTACTAATACATTCTTTATTTGCATAGAATTTAGCATTTTCCATATTAGTTTGTTTAATAACGTATGCTACAGCCGCTTTTATTTGTTTCTTTGTTTTCTTTTCCTTTTGGCCTCTGTATATAATATTGCGTACTTTGCAGTCAACCCAATTTTTACTTTGTATAACTACCCATTTATCATAGTATTTATTAATATATTCAGCATCTCTGGCTTTTCTTGAGGCTATATGTTTTGCTTTTTGTGTGTTTATTTGTTTTTCTGTTCTATAGTGTTTATCGAGATATTCATCAGCTGTATTTGTTTTTGCCCTATTTAGAAATTCGTATGTATATTGGTTTTTCCAGAATGGTATTTTTTCTTTTATTTGTTCATTAGATAGTCCATTTATATTAGCTATTCGTATTTCTCTATCTATAGCACTATTTACATATGTTTCTTTATTAATGGGCTGAGCATTGGCTATTGTTGTTATTGCGATTAATGTTAGTATTGCGATCAGTTTCATAATGTTCCTTTTTTAGTTAGTGTTTCATTTATATAACCACTATATAGAAATTCTGTTAAAAGTCAAGTTATTTCAGTCTAAATATAACTTTTATGCATTTAGTCAACAATCTGAGGCATAAGGTTATTAATTTCATACTTAGAATTATTACTGGCATATAAGATATAGTCATTTGAGTATAACTAATCCTATACCTGGTGAACTAGCATCTACTGACAAATCTATTGTTTTGTGTGTATTTGATAATTCATTAAACAATTTACTAGAGCCGTATCTTCCATCTTTTATATCGTGAAAAGCTATATATCTTGAATCTTTGAATTGATTAAACGTATTAAGCATAGAATCATATCTTTGGTTAGTATCTATAAAAACTAAATCAAAGGGTTCTGTTTGATAATCATCTGAGTGCATATGTAGGAATTCACATGTAGGATTAAGTTTATGATATATATTGAATGTTTTGCATGCTTGGATATCTAGTTCTAGTTCTCTCAGTATTCTTCTTTTGGTATTAGTAATAGTATTTATGTTTGTTTCATTGAGGTCTAAGCGTGTATCTAGTCCTATTGATTTGATATAATTGGGATTTATTGACCTAAAGTAAGCGTCTAGTATAATAAAGCTACCGCCAAGATATGTACCTACTTCGCAATATTTGGTTACATTTAGTTTATTCATGTACTTCATTAAGTTTAATAATTCATGTGGGTGTTGGCTTACAGACACATCGGAATATCTTTTATCTCTATATCCTTTAGCTCCAAAACGTACTGCACTAGGTAATGTATTTTCTAATTCATCAATATCATTTAATTCAAAGAATTCATTTAGTTTATTAGCTGGTGTTCTTGGTATTCTTGGTGTTTTCATTTAGTAATCTCCTTTATATCGTATCCTTTAACTTCGCAATATTTCTTTATTTTTTTAAAGAGGTATTTGATCTTCTTTATATCGCTATTTGTCTGGTAAAATGTACTATTGTTCTTATTTGCGTTGATGTTTATTTTTTTAATAGCTTTAGTCATTTGTTTTTCTATGGGTAATACTGGCATTCTTCTACTGGAGTTATGTCGTTCTTTATTTTTACTTAGCCATTTTTTTTGGTTTGCTCTATTTTTTTCACCGTTATCTCTGGCATAGTATCGTCTGGAGGAATCTCTATTTTTTTCTTTACGTTGTGTTAGTTCTTCTGGGGTTAATGACAATAGTTTTTTCTTTTTTGCAATTGTGGCGATGTGGTAGTTACAGGGTTTACAATATGAGTATGGTTTTCCTTTATATTTACCTGATTGTTTTATATAGAATTCAGTAATCAGTTTTTCTTCATGGCAATGTGGGCATATTTTATATCTCATTTAGCTCCTTATTATGTGGTTCTATTTTAACTATTTTTGGGGAGTTATAGAGATAGCATTCATTGATGTATATATCGGTATATTTTTCTAAGAACTTTTGTTTTTCCATATTCTCCATATCTTTTTTTTGTTCTTCTTTATTATAAGGTGTTTTCTTTTTATATATACCAACGTTAGACCACGTTATATCTTCGCAAACAAATTGATAATCTGTTTCTGTACTCCCGAGTGTTAATGTTCTACCATCTACAATTGAACATCCTAGAGATAATATAGTTACAGTTGTTTTTAACATTGCATTTGTTTCATTTGATATTTCTATTTTCCAACTAACTATATTATCGTGTATTATTTCTGTTGTTTTTAATGTTCCTCCGAATCCTGTTATTAAGTTATTCATTTTTCCCCTTTTCATATAATTTTACGAAATCTTCTAGTGATAGTTCTGCTATTGCTGAGTAATCCATACAGTATATTTCATGGATATATTTAAACTTGGTTTTCAAATCACTATCACTGTTACATCTAGCCATATGAATTTTATCATTTATTGCATTTATTCCACTTATAATAGCATTTATTGCACATATAATAGTTGCTGAGAAAAAGCATGCTATACAATAAAATTTACATACTTCTAAATATGGTGATAAAAATAAGCCAATTCCAACAACAAATAGAATTATTGCTATTGTTTTTAATATACGTTTAATTTTCACTATTCTCCTTTATATATATACCGAAACATCTTCTATTTAATATTTCGTGTGTTAATTTCCATCCGTATTTATCTACAGTGTCATTCCAGCCTTTATATCGTTTAGCATCTCTAGTTGTGTAATTGTTTCTATATCTTTTGATTTTATGGTAGTCGTGAACAATTAATGTGGTGTTTTCATTGAACAGGTTGTTTTCCATACAGTATATTAAAGGCATTTCTCTTTGATGACCTTCTGCTTCTGGTTCACATCCTACATGAGAGTCTACTAGGATATATTGATAATGCATTACAGGTACATCTTTCATTTTGTTTACAATATTCACATTTGGTACATGTTCTTTAATCATATCTATAGCTGGTTGGTATTCTTCTACTGTTGTGTAATCTTTAAAGCCTAGTTGATTTAGATACCAAGTAGATATTCCGCCACCTATCTCTAGTATTGATTCTTGGTTAGTTGGTTGTTCAGTTATATAGTCAGCAAGGAGATTCATTGTTTTCTCTCTTGGACTCCATCTAGAACTTCTCTGTGGGCAAGTTATTAACATTGTTTATTCCTTAAGAAGAATAGAATTGTATTTCTTTTATCGTGCATCTTTATATATTCCATATCATAATCTTTAAACATTACTATATACTCTTTACTTGTGGCACTGAAGCAGTCTATTTCGTTAAATACTTCGTGATACTTACTATGTTCAATACAACATACACCTGTTTTACTAAGGCATTTCATCCAATTGTCGAGGCATACTTTAGGGTTATTTGAATGATCCCAACTATTTGAATATATGAAGTCAACACTATTTAACCATTCACCTTTTATTTCGTTAAAATCCCACTGTATAACGTTCTTATTTAATATCTGAGATAATTCAGTTCCTATTATTTTAGCATCTAAGTGTAAGGCAAACTGAGTAACCTCGTATCCACTTCTAACTCCATGACATATACCAAATTCAATTTTACTTTTATCGACATAATCACATATTGTTTCTATTACGTCATCTGATATCCATATTTTATCTTTATGTCTATCTGTTTTACTGAGTTGGTGCTCTATATAATCTTTTTTATCTTTATACTCATATATCTTCATATTAATCTCCTTAGCATTTGTTCTAAATCAACATTACCACCTTTTTTAGTTCCGTACTTGGTATTGCTGAAATAATGAAGTTCAATACCAGCATCAGATATCTTCTTAAAAAATGCATCTTTCTTATCAGCTAGTTCAGGTATCTTATTTACGTCATTAGCTTGATTCCCACAAAAAATGTCAATGTACTTGTATGTGTTTGTGTCTATCAGGTCGTGAAACATATAGTAAGAGGCCCCCTCTATATTGGATTTACATATATTGATATCGTCAGAATTTATATTTTTGGTAAGCCATTTAGAAAACTTAATTCCATATACTAATTCTGGTTTTATAACAGCTACGTTTTTTTTGCTACTGAATAATGAATGGCCCAAACTTTTTTTAGCGTGAAACAGTTTCATTTCTCCTTCTTTATCTGCTATGGCTTTATTGATAATGAATACATCTGGATTATTTTTAAATCTATCAGCGCATTTCTTATATACATCTAGTGAAGCTTCAAATCCATAAAGTTTGTAATCTAAACCTAATCTTTCTGCTATATCAATCATCATTTTAGCAGTACCGCCATTGTTGGTCCCAATATCTATAAAATTAAATCTCTTCATTATCTCCCCTTTTTGTCGGCTTAGATTGCCTATTATACATACGGCTCATCTAGCAACTGGTGAATGTTCTCAATCTTTTCACCAACCTTATCGAGACTTGGAGTCATACCAGATTTCTCGTCGTTAGGCACTTCTTCCCAAGCATCTAATAATTCGCTTACCATTAATTTTAACTTCTCATCCATTGTCTGAATATCCTTGTAGTGTCGGCTTTAGTGGTAAATATTCTGGACATTCTTCACACACTATACATCCAAATCCTATTGATGTATTATAGTGTTTACAAATGAACATGCCTTTGACCCTTCGATTACTTGCCCTCTCGCACGTC